TAGCGCCCTTGGGGCAGTTGCTGATGGCCTGTTCCATCACTTTATAAATCGCATTACTTTTATTGTTTTTGCATTCCACTGAGTATGGAAAGCAGCGTCTTGCGGCGGGTGAGAACAACAGGTCTTCTCCAGATGCCCCCATGCTTGTAGAGCGGATGTCTCCGTCTTCTAACTTAGGGAAAGTGGAGTAGAGCCTGTCTCTCACCCATTGCTGCAGGCGGCGACCTTTTGCTTTCGCAGACTGCGGGGTTATTGCCATTTAAAGTTCCATGCCCTCATACTGGACATACCAGTTTTTCTTAGGCTCTTTGGCCTTTGACATAGGTTGTGGAAGTAGCTTGGCTTTGGGCCAGCATGACTTTTTAAAGTCGCACCAGTTACAAGATGCAGGAAGCTTTTTAGAACCTGTGTACTTCTTATTGAAAAAATCATCGACAGGCTCAAAACCCCTATCAAACGACCAATCATCTTTAAGAGCAGTGGCCTTCATCTGCATATCCTGCAGAACTGTATCCTTTTCATCTTTAGAAAAAGCAGCATCCATCACCAGAACCTGTCCAGTGCTTTTGCATACTACAATCCAGCCGCCTGCTTTCTTACTTTTGGCTTCTGAATAACCAACTAGCTGACCAACATAACCAAAGTCATCATTAGCTTTTAAGGCAGGTAGCCCCATCTTCCACTTGCGTTCAAAGGCAAAGGGAGAACAGGACTTGATGTCATAGACTTTGTTATCAATCTCAACATCATCTTCGCCTTTAACGGTTGTACCTTCTAACTCCAGTACCACCTTATCTTTACTGCCCGTGATGTTGGCTTTGGCGATTTTAAGGATCACGTCCATTATGCATTCAACAGCGTCACCGTGCAGCATCCGCATAATGAAGTTATAGTCTTTGCGTTCCTTCTTAGCGCCGCTTTTAGCCATCTGTAGCTGGCACAAGGGCTTACCAATGTTGGACATGCGAAGACGAAAGTCTTCATCCTCACGCTTGGCAAACTGTCGGCGTAAGGCATCTTTGAATGCCTCACCCGCATCTTCTATCCAGCTATCATCAATATCCAGCGTATCGCCTTCGTTGTTAGATAGCTGGTCTAAGACCTTGTGTATGTCAGCTTGCAGGCTCATGCTACGTCTTCAAAATCATCGTCAAGACTTTCGCCCAAAGCTTTGATGGCCTTGGTATCGAGGCTGCCCTGCTTCATCTTCGCAAAATGTTCTTTATCGATGTATTTGTTTTCGTCACGAATGGTTTGTGCAAAAACCTTCATTGTTTCAAAAGCATCACGATCAAGCGCAAGCTTGTTGTTAAGAAGCGGCTTCCAGTGGATCTTAAAGAATACTGTTTCACCAACCTTCATGCGCTCAGTAGACATTTCAGATTGGTAATCGTGAAGACGTGCGCCTTTTGGCAGAACATTCATATATTCATTAAAAAACCCGCCGTAATTCGTGCTGCCTTTACCAAAGTAAATAGCTGGTTGGTTTTCAATTTTAACAGGCGAACCGTCTAAGGTATGACCGTCCATCGTAACCAATCCACGAACCACACGCCGTTGGCAGTCTTTGTATTTCTGGCGTAATTCTTTATCTTCGGCACGAACTTCCCACTCAGGCATTCCACACGCTATACCGCCAGCCGTATCACGGGCTTCATCCCGCAAATTATTACAGACCAGTGATTTTGTAAGCTTATCGTCTTCCCACAAATAATACTGAATGTGGGCCATAAGAGGCCTGAATAAAGGCTTCTTTGCGTAGACAATCCCTTCGGGCATATGGAGCCGAAACTCACCACGGGGCATTACGTTTCCATCATCATCATCTGGTGAATGCTGGTGATCAAATTTTGGTACACGAACTAGACCGTCACCAGAATCTCCGCTCCTTGCGGAGCCTAAAATATCGGAGAATTGTTCTAACTCGTAGCCATCAACTGTTGTTATATCGTTCATCTAGGAACCTTTCTTTATTGGAACTTATATTGTGGCATAACTAAGTGGCACAAGTCAATCATATTCGACTTGATCCAGCCAATTTTTGCCGCCTGATATTTCAATTTCTAAGGGCAGGGCGAAGGTGTAATTCCAACGCTGTTCAGCCTCTTTGATTACGTCCACCATAGCCCATGTCAGGGCTTCTTTAACTTTCTCAAGTTCGCCGGGATAGACATCTGAGACAATTGAGTCGTGGACGGTGAGTATCAGTTTAGAACGTAGGTTAAGTTCTCTGAACTTGCGAAGCGCACGAACACAGGACAGTAGCATCAAATCTGCCGCAGAGGATTGCACAGGGTAATTTACGATCTGTGTGTAGTGGCTGGTGCGGCCCCCACGCTTACGAACTACGTTAGGCCAAAAGAACTGTCTTCCCGATGGAATCTGAACAATACCGTTCTTTAGAACTCCGTCTGCAAGCCTACGGTGATACGCACCCAGACCTTCATAAATCTCAAAAAAAGTTGAAAAATATGATCGGACGTGATCTGCCTCTCCAGCGCCTAATCCCCCATAAATCGGCGCAAAACTGAATTTCTTCGACGCCTGGCGGCGGTCTTTTGTCACTTCATCTTCACTGCACTGGTAGATGATAGATGCAGTCTGTTTGTGTAGATCCTTGCCTGTCTTAACATCAGATATGATCTGGGGGTCACGGGATAATTCCCCAGCCAAAACGAATTCAACAGAACTGAAATCACTTTCAACGATGATTCCGTTTTCAAATCTACTAACGACAGCCTTACGCACAGGAAACCCACGCTTTGGGGCGTTCTGCATATTTGGCGAAGTACTAGATAGTCGGCCTGTTGCCGTGACATGCTGGGTAAAATTAGTATGCAGAATACCATCTGCCCGTGTCCAATTTTCAAACCCCTTAACGAAAGAATCTAAATACACACTGACTGCGTTAAGCCTACTGCTCTTAGTCAGGAACTCAACGGCGGTATCATTGCCCTTGGCCTCTGCCTGCGAGATTAAACGCTGTATGGTAACCTTGTCGGTCTTAAATCCATTGATAGAAGCATCAGAAGGCATGGTAGGGTTAAGACGTAAGCCTGCTACCTTACCATTAGGCTGATAGAATGCACCAACACCCGCACAGGAAGGGCATTTAGACAGATTCTTGTAGGCTTCGCCTTGAACACGATACTTCTTACCGTTCTTTTGACGGGTCTTCTGTTTATACTTCTGTATATACGCCCTACCATCACAGGCATCACAACAAATAGCATTGGTTTTATATACAACCCGTGTAGTAGCCCGCACCGCAGCGTTAAACTGTGATCTGTTCATTCTAGGCGGGAATAGAGGCTTGTTGTTGCTATCTGTGCCTATATTCCAGACCTGTTGATGATCATCACGATCAATAACCTCACGGCTGTAGACAACCCGTGTCATATCCTGACCGCTATTGAGATTTATGACGGTATCGCCCATCACTTGCTCAACAATTTCTTCTAGGCGCTTGGTTAATTCAGCTTGTTCTGCAAGAAACTCTTCTTTGATACCTGCAAGTATATCCAGATCAACTTTAATGCCATTACCTTCTATCTCTACAAGAAAAAGAAGCATTTCGTTTGTAAGCTTAATCGTTTCACTTAACGATTGGTTGCTTTCATGGGCTAGGTCATTCTGTTGGGCCAGATATATTTCAGCGCAGGAGATAACATCAGCTTCTGCATATTCTAGAACAGTATCCAGTGGCATTGCTTCAAAGCCCGTACCACTCTTAAAAAGTTCATCTACCAGATCGGATTTCTTGCGGGTTACATCCCTGCGTTCCGCTGTAGCTTTAAGCGATAATTCCTGCCTCTGGCCCTTTGCCAGTACATATTCGCAAAGCATTGTGCAGAATACGGTTTCTGGTATGTCGAAGCCCATTGCAATAAGCCAAGCAACATCAAACTTGGCGTTGTGTGCTACTAGCACGTCAGCCTGTTCTAACGAATGTTCTAACGCTTTTCGGCTATCAGGGATTTCTATTTCATTATGATGGAAGACAAGGTTAGTCACCTCATCTACCGTATCCCAACCAAGAAAACCAAAGTGCGCTGAGACACACTTATTTTGTGGATTGAAAGGACTATTATCAATCTTGCCATCAATTTTATTAACGGTGGTTTCTAAGTCGAGTACTAAGACTCTCATACTTTGAAGCCTGCCAGCTTTGCGGCAATCTTGGTTTGATTGAGAATAAAGGCGTTGATCAAATCAAACTGTTCATCCAAAAGATCCTTAATCTCAGGGGATGAGGTTTTCTTATACTCAGCTTTATTCTTCTCAAGAAGTTCGTAGAATTCTTTTAAATCATCTTCACTCAACATAGCGGCTCACCTCTGGTAGAATTACGCATTGAACGCAGCCGTGATACCCGCTGAGTTTGTTCTTACTGATGTTTAGAAAACGATCATGGTTAGGTGAGTTATCGTCACCATCCCCGTTATGCTTACCAATACCTATGATAAGATCTGCCTCTGCGGCCTTACCTGTCTTTGAGCCTTCAAGCATAGAGAAGTCGATACGGGTACGGCCCTCTGCATCTGCAGAAGCTTGGCTTACACCTAGCAGGGCAGCATCATGTCTCTTAGCTAGTTCCCGTAGTGACCTATAAAGTTCACGAATACGCTCATGGCTGGCGTTATAGTTACCAGCAATATTAATCTTGTCTGCTTGGTCTACAACTATAATATCAGGCTTAATCTTCTCGCAATAAGAGTTGATCGTATCTAGATCCCACTCCTGAACATCTTTCATTATCAGGCGGTCTTTGATCGACAGGTATTTACTCATAGCCAGATCAGGATTGTCGGCTATCTGCTCACGGGTCATACCTGAACAGGCTTGTATTGCCCTCAGTTTAGTACGGGTAGTTTTCTCTTCGTTGCCTAAGTAGAGAACCTTTGCACCTTGTTGGCAAAAGCCGCCAGGGCCTGCAACTATGCTGATAACAAAAGCTGACTTACCTGTTTCAGGACGGGCAAATACTATCCCAAACTCCGATGGCCCAATGCCATAGACGTTACGGGCAAGCGTTTCTATGTTAAACTTCCAGCGGTTTTCATCTGAGGTTTCCGCTAGTAGTTCATAAATATCGTCAGTAGTTGGTTCACCAAAGTTGTCAGGCATGTAGCTGTCTTTGGTGCGCTCAAGTAATGACTGCAGGCGTGTCATAGCTGACAGGTCACCCTCAGACATATTAAGACCAAGATTGGCAATATCTCTGCCTATCTCACGCCGCCAGAGGTTTTCAATTATGTCAGTAGCTATGTCAGGGGTGATAGGATCTGCATACTTGAGTTCATCAATCGTATCACGAAAATCACCAATCTCTGAAGTAGTGGCGACAGGGTTTTCAGATAACCAGATTCCGTAGAGGTCATCTGGAGTTATATCCGTATCGTACTTGCTATGGGTTTCGCCTAGAAGATTGTATAGGCTTCCCGTTTCATCTGAAAATATTGATCTTCTCAGCCGGGGTTTTGTGCTGTTGTAACAGTCTTTAGTTAATAATGTTTTTAATAATTGTATTTCCATTCTGCTCTCCCTTGCTCTGTGGCATAGTTAAGGGCAGAGTAATAGCAGAAAATGGACATAAAAAAAGCCCCAATCTTTCGATCAGGGCATCTTTCTTTTAAAACTGTTCTAAAACAGGATGTTAGCTGTTCCTAAACTTCATGGACTTGATGTCGGGGGTTTGATCACCTCTGCGCTCTTTCATATCCACTTGGTGAAATACAACACGCTTGTTGCCTTTCACGATAGAAGCAATTGCTTCTTGAAGTTTCTGTTGCTCTTCTGCAGCCTCTAGGAAACCACCCTCAATATCGTAGTCTATTACTACAATCCCTCTAGCTTTCATTATACCATTCCCTTCACTTTAACGTCTGTACTGGCGACATAGACGAATAGTTGTTTACGCAGCCGATTGCCTGCGCCTCTATTTTAAATTTTCAATATGTTCAAGAAAAAGCTGGAGGTGCTGTTGGAGGAAATTTCCATTTCAAATATCTGCAAGCTGTTTTAAAAATTATTGCAGGTAACACTTTTCTATTAATCCGTAGATGTTTATTTTCCATATTTAATAACCTCGCTTATCTTGTCGGGTGATAGATACTTTAAATCTACCAGAGTCAATCGTACCTGGGAGTTATACCCAAGTACACCTAACAGAGACACTGCCTTAGTACTTGCGTCATTGTCAAGAACTAATGTTACTTTTTTATAATTACTAATGGCTCTTTTAATGCTTTTAGTAATGTTCGTACCTAATAGCGCAACACCAGTAAGACCTGTTACGTTTGATACCGCACATGCAGAAGCTACATCTTCGACCAGGATTGCATGATCACCGTTACCTACATGTATTCCTTTAGATAGTTCACCGTAACTCCACCACTTAGAACGTACAGGCCTCATAGAACGTCCTACAGCGCCTGTACTGTCTTTGTTATAGAAAAGTACCCTACTTTCTTTAGGGGCATAGCGAATCTTTATATCGCCTCTAAGGAATGCATCATAACTGTTAACCTTTTTAAGGTAAGATAAAGCTGTATCACTGTTTGATACATTCGTTGTGATTGTTGGAATAGGTTTAGGTTCGGGCTTATGTCTCTTGATAGCAGAACCAGATAGTCTAGCCTTTACCGCATCAAGATTACGCTCACCTGAATGTGCGCCTTTAACATTGCAGGATGCTCTATAACAATTCCAGACAAGCTTACCATCAAACTTATCTAGCGTGAATTTGTTCTTACCACCACAGAAAGGACAGTCGGTTGTTATCCGACTGCCTTCTTTGATTGATAAGGTTTTAACCCATTCTATCTGCTCACGATAACTAGACATCAAAGTGATCCCCACAATCTCTGCATAGTCTTGTGAATTTTAAGGATGGGCCTATTTCTCCTAGATACTTCGGGAATTTTGGCCCCTTGCATGTGTACATTAATACAGTTGCAGGCTGAGAGATAAGTACTGGTATTGTGCAGTATTCACATAGAAAGGTAGTAGGGCTTATATAATCTTCTTTGCCCTTTAAATCTTCTTGCTCTTTATTCATTGCCTTGTGCCTCTTAGCTAGTTGCTATTACTAACCCTGGGCGGGTTAGCCGCAGGCTATAGGCTTTTTGATATAAGTCAAGCACATTATTATGTGGCAGAGTTATGGGCCTATTAACCTTTGGCGTCTATAACCCATTGTTT